CAAGAGGTGCATGAATCTTTCATGGACTTGGCTGTCGGGACTGGTGTCTTGTGTGTCGAAGAGGGAGACGCACTTAATCCAGTAATATTCTCAGCAATCCCGCTCCCCCATGTCGTACTTGACACTGGCCCCGACGATAGAATTGACCACGTTTATCGCGAGCGAAAGAACGTAGAGTTCGATCACTTGCCAATTATGTACCCCAAAGGGCAGTTCGATCAAAAGGTTCAGGCTCAAATGGGGCAGGATCGTAAGACAACAGTTCTTGAAGTTGTTTGCCGAGACTATTCTAAGAAAAACCAAGAATCTTACTATCACTATGCCATCTGCATGACAACAAACACGCTGCTACACTCAAAAGAGCTAACAGGTGTGGGGTCGAATCCCTTTGTTTGCTTCCGTTGGTCTAAGTGTGCTGGTGAAATTTATGGTCGTGGGCCTCTTATCTCTGCCCTATCTGCCATTAAAACCACTAACCTTACCATTGAAATGATCCTTGAGAACGCGCAAATGTCTATCTCTGGCATCTATCAAATGGAAGATGATGGCGTAATTAACCCTGATACGATTAATCTTGTCCCAGGCTCGATCATTCCGAAAGCAATGGGTAGTGCTGGATTGCAGCCTATCAATGCTGCGGGTCGATTCGATGTTGCGCAACTTGTTCTAGGCGATCAGCGTTTGAATATTAAACGTGCATTGTTCAATGATATGCTTGGCGATCCTGATAAAACGCCAGCAACAGCAACAGAAGTTGCAGAGCGTATGGCTGATTTGTCTCGCCGCATGGGTTCAGCATTCGGAAGATTACAAGCAGAATTGATCCAACCTGTTCTTCAGCGCGTAGTATATATATTGAAGAAGCAGGGACGCATTGAAGTGCCAACTGTTAATGGTCGAGAGATCAAGGTTCGCTCTGTATCTCCCCTAGCTCAAGCCCAAGCAAATCAAGATATTTCTAGTGTAGCTCGCTTTCTTGAATTGGTCGGTGGAGTGTTTGGCCCTGAGATGTTGCAGGTTCTTATCGATAGCGAACAGACCGCTGTTCACCTTGCGAAAAAGTTTGGTGTACCAGAGAGCTTGATTCGTGATGAAGAACAGCGTAAACAAATAGCTGCATTAGCGCAGCAAATGGCGCAGCAACAGGGAATGATGCCGAGTGGTCAACAAGGTTAATATTGGATTAGATGGAATCCAGCGAGAAACTGACAAAGATAAACAGATTAGTCAGAATGTCGCAGAAGTATTCAGTTCGCCAACTGGTAAAGAAGTTCTTCGTTATTTGCGCTCCATTACTATTGAGATGGTAAATGGGCCTAATGTGACTACGGAAGAGTTGCGTCATATCGAGGGTCAGCGATACATCGTTGGCCTTCTTGAGCAACGCATTGCACATGCACATAGGAGCAAGAAATGAGTGAAGATAATGCGGTTGAAACGGCGGCACAAGATGGTCGTGATTTTGTAACTGAGGCAGACCTGAACCAAGCAGAAGCTCCAGCGCGACCAGAGTGGTTGCCTGAGAAGTTCAATACACCAGAAGATTTAGCAAAGTCTTATAGCGAGTTGCAATCAAAGCTCGGCACAAAAGAAGAAGACATTCGCAGTAAGCTAATAGAAGAGATTCAGAGTGAAGCATTTGCGGATCGACCTGAATCTGCTGGTGATTATCAGCTTCCAGATATTGTAGATGAATCAATGGCTGTTGATAATGAGCTTCTTCAGTGGTGGTCAGAACACGCATTTGAAAATGGCTATAGCCAAGATGAGTTCCAGAAGGGCATTGAGATGTATTCTCAGGCTATTGGATCAAACCAACCTGATCTTGAAGCAGAGCAAGCAAAGCTGGGGGATAATGCAGAAGCACGAATTGATGCAGCATCTGCCTTTGCAAACAAGTTTTTCCCACAAGAATCACTTCCAGCAATTGAACGCATGTGTGAATCCCACGAAGGAATCATTGCACTTGAGGCAATTCAAGAAGCAATGAAGGATGGCAACTTTGCGCAGGACACACAGCCAGCGGCAGTGCAGGGGCAATCTGATGCTGATGAGCTAATGTCTCGGCCTGAATACTGGACTGACAGCGCAGAGGGTAGAATCCTAAGAGATCAAGTTTCAAAGATTTATCAAGGAATGCATGGTGGACGTTAAGGTATTAACAAGGGGTAAGTATTACTTAACGCCACTTAGGAAAGACCATCTGCCAGAAATTAAAAAATATCTCAGCCAAGAAAATAAACGAGAGTTAAAACTTCTTGGCTATGAGAATATTATGAATGCCCTTGAGGAAATGCAGGAGTATTCAGAATGTTATTTGGCTCGCAAAGAAGGCGAGCCTTTTCTTTTTGTAGGTGGTCTTTGGTTTCATGGCGGTGAAGACATGCCACAAATGTTTGCAATGTTTTCAGATCAACTTGGTAAAAACTTTACAGCAATTGCTAGGGGTTCAAGAATGGTGATGGATTACCTTGACCAAACAAATCCCAACACAACGATGACTATACTTGCTGAATATGAGCATATGATCCAGTGGGCATTGTGGTTGGGCTATGAACCAGTAGGGGTTGCAGCAAGTGGTGCAGCCAAGTATGTAGAGTTTGTGCGTTGTAAATACCCATATGAAAGTGTTTACGATGACATATCACGGCCCGTGATGCACTGATTGGCCCGAAAGGATACCCAAGTTGACGTGAACGTAACGGATACCCGTAGCAATCGAAACTTTTATCAAGGACTGAAAAATGGCTAATACAATTGACCAAGCCTTCATCAAACAGTTCGAGTCAGAAGTTCACATGGCGTACCAACGTATGGGTTCCAAGCTACGCGGAACTGTTCGTACTACTAACGTGACTGGCTCAACTGCGCGTTTCCAAGTAATCGGAAAAGGCACTGCATCAACTAAAACTCGTAACGGCGATGTTTCCACAATGGAACTAGCGCACACATACGTCGAAGCTACAATGGCTGACAAGTATGCAGCGGAGTACATCGACAAGCTAGACGAGTTGAAGATCAACATCAACGAGCGTCAAGCTGTAGCACAATCTGCTGCTGCTGCTCTTGGTCGTGAAACTGACTCAGTTATCACAACTGCTCTGGATGCGGGTGCAAATGCAACTGCAATTCACGACACTTCATCTGCTGTTGAAAAAGCTGAACTGCTAACTTTGTTTGAAACATTTGGCACAGCCGACATTCCTGAAGATGGCCAACGCTATCTAGCAATGTCACCTGCTGGTTTTGCTGACTTGTTCAACATTACAGAGTTTGCATCATCAGACTTTGTTGGCCCACAAAACCTACCGTTTGCTGGTGGCATGACAATGAAAGAGTTCTTGGGCTTCAAGATTTTCTCAACGTCTGCTGTAGCTGGTGGTAAGAACTTTGCGTATCACACACGCGCAATTGGTCTAGGCATCAACTCTGATGTTGCGACTGAAGTAAACTACGTTCCACAGAAAGTGGCGCACCTAGCGACATCAATGATGTCAATGGGCGCAATCGTCATTGACGATGACGGTGTTTACGAAGTTCTAGACAACAACTAATAGGGGAGGGGGCGAAAGCCCCCTACTTTACATGCCAGCAAATACCGCAATAAAAATATGCTCTCGCGCCTCCATTCTTATGGGAGGCATTCCTATTCAGTCTTTCTCGGAAGGAACCACTGAAGCTGACGTTGTTGACGCAATGTACGAGGATATTGCGCGAGCTGCACTCACAAATACACGCTGGCGATTTGCAACTAATCAGGCACAGTTATCCAGATTAGAAGCGGCCCCAACAGGTCGCTTTGATGCTGCTTACCAACTGCCGAATGACTTGATTATGTTGAGTGCTGTAACCATAGGTGATGAGCCAATCATGTATGACACTTATGGTGATAAGGTTTACTGCGATGCAACTGAGAATGATGTAGTTATTGCTGACTACATTTTCCGCGCTGATGAATCCAACTGGCCTCCCTACTTTACTATTGCTGTAGAGTTTCAGGTTGCAGCAATGTTGGCTGTTTCTGTAGCGCGTGATGCTCAACTAGCATCTATGATGGAACAAAAGGGCGAATTGCAAATGTCTCGCGCTAGAAGATTAGACTCTCAGCAGCAGACAACTCGCAAGCTCAACACATCGAGGTTTATTGCACAAAGGCGTAGCTAATGCAGAAAGTTAGAGTAGTACAGAATAGCTTTCAGTTTGGTGAAGTCAGTGATTCTTTGATTATGAGGACTGATTCTCCTGTTTATGGGGCTTCTGCGCAAACAGTACAGAATCTTGTAGTAACTTCTGAAGGCGCTTTAAAGAAGCGGCATGGCCTTAAGCACATTGAAAACAGAAATATAAGTTATCAATCTGCTTATCCGCACCAGTCTCATTTGTTTCCGTTCTTGTTTGATGACAATGAAGAGTATCTTGTTAGCATTGAGAATGCTGCAATTAAAATATGGCGCTTGCTATCTGACGGTAGATTAGATTCTGTTTCTTATCTTACTACAGATATTGATGGAAACGCCCTACCATTTAATATGTTGTATCTTAATGAGTATACAACTGCTCAGTATGGCGATGTAATGTTTATCTGCCATCCTTTGTTTGCTCCAAGAACTCTTGTAAGAACAAGTCTAACAAGCTTTGAAGTTGATACCTTTTCATTTGATGAAAGAGCCGACAGCAAAGAGACTTATCAGCCATATACAAAATTCCAAGCTGTAGGTGTTTATTTTGATCCAAGTGCAACAGCTGGATCGGGGATTACAGTTCAAGTCTATGCAAATACTGGAACAGCAGATGAAGATGGAATCTGTGAAACATCTTCTGCGACCACACCATCACTTAATGGAGTTTTGAATCCAAACTTTCCAAGTGGCGGCCCTGAGTTTACAATCGGCAAGCAAATAACAGTAACCTCAGCAAGCAATTTATCAGCTAGAACATTTACTATAACTGGCACAGACAACGATGGCGCATCTATAACTGAAGATATTACTGGGCCAAATGCAAACACAGTTTACTCAACTAAGCTATTCAAGACGGTAACACTGATTACTTGCGATGCTGCGGTAAACCCTCTGACGTATACAGTAGGCGTTTCTACCAAAGAGGCCGTTACTTACTTTGATGTAACAGGTAGCAAGACTGGCAATGATTATCTTAGCTCTGAGCATGTAGGCGTAACACTGCGCTATGGTCAATCTGAGATGGATATTGTTAGCGTCCAGTCTTCTTGTGATGCCACAGTAGATATTGTTGACGAGTTGAAGCGAAGACTTACAGTTCTGAATCCATTGCGTACAATCGATGGTAGCTCAACTGTTGAAGTCACTATGTTAAATCACGGCTTTGCTGGTGGAGAATCTATTACAATTGAGGATGCAGCAGCTACAGGTGGAATCAACACTGGAAACATTAATGGCGCAAGAACTGTTTTAAGCATCATAGATGAAAACACATTTGCTTTTACAGCGGGTGGGTCAGCATCTAGTGCAGAAGACGGTGGTGGTTACGTTAAGATTGTAACACATGCGCCAGTAACAGAATGGGATGAGCAGTCTTGGTCTGCGGTTCGAGGCTATCCAGCAGCCGTTGCCTTCCATGAAAACAGATTGTGCTTTGCAGGAACGCTTGCAGAACCAGATACAATTTGGATGTCTCAGATTGGCTCTTTCTTTAACTTTGATGTTGGAGATGCAGAGGACACAGATTCAATTAATCTTGTTGCTGCAACAGGAAATGTGCATGAGATTCACTATTTGATTTCAAATAGAGACCTACAGGTCTTTACTAGCACTGGTGAGCTTTATGTTCCGACTTATCTAAACCAAGCAATAACACCCACAAATGCACAGATAAGATTGCAAACACCTTATGGTACTGAGCATGTTCAGCCAGTATCAATTGATGGCGCAACAATCTTTGTTCAAAAGGGCGGCAGCACTGTTCGTGAGTTTTTATACACTGATGCTGAAGATGCATACACTGCGTCTCCTGTTTCTACACTTGCCCCTCATTTGATTGATAATCCACAGTATTTAGCTGTATCTCATGGTGCTTTTGGCTTGAGTGATTCATATGCTGCATTGGTTCTGGGCAATGGAGACTTAGCTTTATTTAGCTCAAATAGAAGTGAGAAGAGAGCTGCTTGGACTAACTTTACATTCAATGGACGCTTTTCTTCTGTAGCTGCTATCCATGATAGATTATTTGCAATGGTTTATTATGAAGACAAGCTTCAGTTATGCGAGTTTAAAGATGAAGTCTTTATCGATAACTGGAAGAGCGTTACTTACAATCCAACAATCTATAGTAATTTTGATGCTAGCTCTATGAATGGTGTTTTTGTAGAGTTTGCCACAACTGTTCCAATAACAATTACTGCAAATAATACGTTAAGCGTTGGTGATGAGATTTACATTAGTGGGTTTACTAATCAAACGCTTTGGAGCTTTGCGGGTTTAGATTTGGTAGACTTAAACGGAACTGTCCAAACTATTACAGAGGCTACGTCTTCATATTTTAAATTTGCATATCAGTTAGGCAGCGCACTAACCAGTGAGGGTGAAGTTGATAGTACGCCAAACTCTGAAGTAGAAATATTTCAAAATTCAATTGTTGATATGTCTCAAGTATATACATCCCTCGATGATATTACTTTTGATGTTATCTATACTGAAAATGGCTTAGAAAAGCATGAGCCTGTAACAATAACTGGTCAGTCTGTTAATTCAGAAAACATAGTTATTATCTCTAATCTTGGAATTTCTGGGGCAGATGTAGGAAGTGAAGTTTATGTAGGGACAAAGTTTGATTCTAAGCTTGTAACAAATCCTGTTGATGCAAGTCTTGGGAATGGCCCTGCAACAGGTGAGGTTCGAGGAATAACAAACGTAGTGCTTGACGTTAAGTCAACTAAATCAATGAAGGTAAATGATCGAGTTGCTTTAAACTCTGACTTTACTGGTAAAAAAGAAGTTCGCTTGCTTGGATACGGCAGGAATCCCCAAGTCACTGTTGAACAAGATGATCCATTATCTATGCAGATTAATGGAATAGTAGCGGAGTTAATAGTCTAATGTGGGAAGTCATAGCAGCAGTAGGTGGATTAGCATCGGCAGGTATATCAGCAGCAGGCCAAGCAGCAGCGGGTCGCGCTAGAGAAGACGAAGCAAAGCTTACAGCCTTTAACATTGGCACTGAAAAAGAGATGAATAAAATTCAGGCTTTTCAGGCAGCTCAAGCTCGCAGAGAAGAATACGATCTAGCCACAGCAACAAATGTTGCAGCCTTTGCTGCAATGGGTAGGGACATTGGTGCTGATCGAAGTGTTCAGGCTTTTCTTGAAAGGCAGAAAGAAATCTTGGGTCAAGACATCGGACGCATTCAAAAGCAGACTCAGTTCCAAAACCTATCGGCTGATATGCAAGCAAATATAGAAAGGCTGCGCGGAGCAAACGAGCGAAGAGCAGCAAACATTCGAGCGGCTGGCACACTCATCAAGGGTGTATCTTCTTATGCACAGACTAGGGCTTAATTATGGCAGTTATCAGACAACGTACACAAGTATTCAATCGACCATTCGGCGTTGTCAGGGGTGATGCTGGAGGGGCAAAGATTGGGCAAGCAATAGCTGAAGTTGCTTCAGATGTTTCTCAGATTGCTTATCGAGAAGCTGCAAAGAATGCGCAGGAAGCTGGTAAAAAAGCTGGGCTTGCGATTCCCACAACTGATGTAACGGCTATTGATCCAAAAACAAACATGCCTGTTGCATACAAGCCTCCATCAAACTTTGGGGGGATTGCTGCGGAAGCATACCAAACTATGATTGATCGTCGATTTGAGGATTCAGTTCTTACTGAGCTTCAAACAAAAGGTTCTGAGTTTGCAGATAAGGCTAGCAATTCTAAGCAATACCTAGAGCTAATGACCAACTACGTTGAGGAGATGTACAACGCGGGAAGTCAGGAAGCGCAGGGTACATTCTATACTAGATACATTGAAGAAACTGGTAAGGCGTATGTCTCTAAGACCTTTGCTGCACTTCAAGAGCAAGAGCGCAAGGCAGCAGCAGCGCGGCTAAAGAAACAGAGTCGCTTAGATTATGCGCTCAAAACCATTGATATTCAGAAACGAATTAAGGCTGGAGAGGTTTCTGACCAACTTGGGGCAGACATTCTTGATCTAAATGAGTTTGCATTAACTCAATATGTTGGCGGCAATGCTACAATTTCTGAGGTTACTAAAGCGCAAGAGCTGTCATATGGATTTGGAGCTTTAGTTGCAAACACAACCCTTACTCAAACTTATGTTGGAGCAACAGAGCCTGAGCAAGCACAGATACGCGCAGCACTTCTAAATCCATCAGCCATCGATCAGCACATCAAAGACCCAAAGCTACAAGAATATATTATAGCGGCTCTTTCTGGGGAGGCTTCTGGAAAGCAGATTGTTGATGCCCTTAAACTTGATCTTGAAACGCAAACACAGCTTGCAGACGCAAGAGACACTGAGTTCTTAGAAAACAACTTCCCGACTCCAACGATGACCATTGAGGAGTTAAACAGTCGTTTAAAAGATCAAAGCCCTGAGGTTCGCAGTGAGTTCATTGAGCGTTTGTTCCAGATGAAGCTCGAGCCTGAATTAGAGGCAACAAACATTGACTCAATAATTAATGAATTGAGCAAAGATGTTAGTCAGATTAATGAGAATAATCTTCCTGAATCTGTTCGCGGCCTTGTTGGGGGCATGAACAGAGATGACATCAATGATCTTGTTACCAACCTAAAGAGCAGGAACTCTGCGCTTTCTGGCACTGCGGCGGCTGAACTAAATGCTGCATTGCAGACAACATCTGGTTTTATTGGTGCTATGGGGGCAGCTAAAAACATCAGTGATTTGCGCAGTTCTTACGTTGACGCGCTTCAAAGCTTGAAGAATATTACGAACAACACGAATAGAAATAGCAAACGTGAAACTATTGAAGCTAAGTTTGCTGATATTGCTAAGTCTTTAGTAAACACAAATGCTATTTCTCTTGATGAGCTAGAAGCTGTTCATAGCGCAATCATAAACAATGCAGCTAGCTTTGATGGCTCTTCTGAAGCTAAGGCTTACTTTAACGTAATGAGTAAGGCGTATAAGATTTCTGATGCATCAATCTCTCGTAAGATGAGCGCATTAGAGTCTACAAAGTCAGAGTCAATTCAAAATGAAGTAAACCAAACTATTCTAGAAACGGCTTTAGAAAAACAAAAAGAAGGTCTTCCTTTAGGTGAAACAGAACAAGATGTTGTTACTCTGCATCATTATAAAGGCGTAATGCCTTCAGCTATAAAACTATCTGGAGATAAAGGTTTTTTAGAAAGAGCAGCGGCAAACTCTATTTTACCTATTGAGTTAGATGCAATAGAGCGTGGATTGATTTCTGGTAATTTTGAAGAGCAGCAAGCCGCATTTAGACTGTTTCAGCAGCTAACAAATGTTAAGCAGAGTGATGGCTCTCAAGAGTTTAATAGAGATTTCTTAAGAAACAAAATCGATAAAGATAAATACTCATTAGCAAATGCTGCAATATCTGTTGCTAATTTTAGATCGATTGTTGGTATAAGCAACGAATCTCCACAAGAAATATACTCTAAAATGTTTCAGTTTTCTGGGAGCATTGATTCTGCTGTTAAGAGGGAAATTGGGTTAGCTGATAACAAAAACTTAGCAACAATATTTATTGATTCTGATTATGGCATGACTGACTTTGATCGAGATAGTCAGAGAGAATTTTTAGATATTCTTCGGTTTAATGTTGCAAGTGGTACGCCATTAAATGAAAAAATATTTGAGCAAATTAAAGACAGTTACAAATCAACCCTTGTTGAAGATACAAGAGTTATTGGTCAAAAGGTTGGAGACTCAACACATTTTTCTTTAGATGTTGCTCTTAATGATTCTCAACAGGCTAAAATGTACTTGTATATTGCAGAGCAGCTTGCTGATGATCCTGCCTATGAGGAGTATTTACGACTTACTGGGATGGAAAGCCTTGCTTCTGCAATATTTAGAGAGCGTCATACAGAGGTAAAAAACAAATTTATAACAAATCAACTTAATAAATATATTAAGTTTGAACCAGTAAGGGATACTTGGATTGGTTACACTGGGAATCGCTCTTGGATTGCAAAAATGAGAGCTGTAGATGGGGGGTATATACCTGTATCTCCAAATCAGATTCCTTTAATTCTAAGTGAAGCTATGTTTAAAGAAGACCCATCAACAGAACGAAGTCTTTTATCTTATCAAAATTCTTTGATTGCAGCTAAAGCTAGCAATAACAAAGTTGCGATAGCCGAGAATGAACTAAGATTGTTTTTAAAGTTGCACCCTGAGCGTTATGCCAATGTAGATTCTTTGTTTGATATTCCTGCTAAGTATGGGATTCAGGAAGTTTTGAATCGAGATCAAATAGAATTAATTTACAACGAGGAGATGGGAGATGGCGAATAGGTTAATTGACTATCCAAATCAAACCTATACCAAGACACCCGAGCCTCCGATAACAACTGTTGGCGATGCGTTCTCCGCTCAGTACGGTAAAGTCTTAGCTCCTATCATCGAGGAAAACAGATTCTATTCTGCTCCAGAGTATGATGAGGGTGCAGCTAATGAAGTTGAGAAAGCAATTGAGTTGCGTCCTTGGCTTACTAAAAATGAACAACTCCGCTTAAGAAACTTTGGGACTAGCTACAAGGCGATCCAAGACAACCTAAATTATATTGATGCACAACGCGCAAGAATGGAGACTATCTCTAATCTTAGCGGCCCTCTTGCGTTTGTAAGCGATCCTTACTTTGGTGTTGACCTTACATTGATGTTAATTGGTGTTGGTGGCCCTGCTGCATTGTCTCGTATGTTTGGAGCGGTGGGGTTCAAGACCGCCAAGGAGGGCTTGAAGCAAACAACAAGCCGAGTAGCAACAGGTAGAGGCTTAGGCTATCAGGAAGCGGCTAAGAT